GCGTTGTTTGAATAAATCAGATAGTTCTTGATGGCCATAACATCTTCATCAGGGATGTCTGCAACTCGAATAAACGGCACCCCGGACAAAAGTATTTTCCTGATCGTTCCGATCCTCATCTTTGGGTTAATCGTTTGAGTAAGCTTGTAATAATTCGATAGGTAATTAAAAACGAACGGGAGAAGGACAACGTCCCCAATACTTCCTTTGCACTTTTGCCCATGGGAGTATCCAACACATCGGTACCGAGAAGGAATTAATCCGTTTCTGCGGACCTTGTCCGACCCAGCTATGTAATGCCTGTCGCATTCACCGCATACGATTAACTTTGAAAAAACAGAGGTCTTTACGCTCTCTCGTTGCCTTTGGCTGTCGCCTTTATAGTTTTCTTCAAGAATCCCTTGAACCCGGTTAAATTGGTCTCTTGTTATAATAGCTGGGTGATTGTCAGAAACAAGAACCCATTCTTCTTCTCTTTTCTTTTTCCCACGGGCAGATTGCTTGTAATTGTAACGATAGTCACCCACATAAAAAGGATTTTTCAATATATCAGTAATTGTTTTTGAGCGCCATTCACCGTCACGTTTAGTCCTGTAATTTTCTTTTTTCAAAACCCGCGCGACCTTTGTTGATGAACAGAGTTCTTCGTATAGATCAAAAATATACTGGACCGTTTTAGCTTCATCAGCGTCAATTTGAGGAAAGTCCTCGCCGTCTGCTTGATTATAACCGAGCGGGTAGCGCGCGCCATTCCACATGCCTTTGGATGCCCGATCAATCATAACCGATAAAACCCGTTCGCCAGTTAACTTTCTTTCCAGCTCCGCAAACACCAAGATGATCTTAAGCATAGCTTCACCCATGGCACTGCTGGTATCAAACTGTTCATTTTTGGAAATAAAGGCAGTATCATATTTTTTTATTTCTTCATACATTTCACAAAAGTCAATCAGGTTCCGGCTGATCCGGTCGATTTTCCAGACCAGAATGTGCGAAAACTCACGGTTTCGGACCCGGGTCATCATTTCCTGGTATTTAGGCCGGTCTGTGTTTTTGGCAGAGAACCCGGCATCTTCAAAGATCTCATAGTCATCGATGTTCAGAGCGTACCTGGCATAGTTTACCAGATCATCGCGCTGCAGGGGAAGACTGTCTTTGTCTGCCTGCATGGCCGTAGAGACCCGGATGTAGAGTGCTGCTTTTTTATTGGACATGAGAACACCTTCTTTTACTGGTATTGGTAATGGCCGCACAGCTTCGCGCGGTTAAGCACTTGCTCTACTGGCATGCCATATTTTTCCGCTAAATCCCACTCATTCAATCGTTTTATATCTTTTTCAAATAAGTATGGGGGCATGGTGAAATAGAGCGCAAAAGCATCTGCTGAGGCTTCGTGCTTTCCAGGGGTATCGATTGCGGTCTTTTGTCGTCCGTGGGAAACAATATGGCCAAGCTCATGCGCCAAGGCAAATCTTTGATCTGAGATTGTTTCAAAACGTGGCAAAATAAGCTCTTTTCTAAAAATGCATGGCCTATTGATATCCGAGCAATTTATAAGGGAGTAACCTTTATCGGTAATGATTTCTTCTATGGCGTGAATTGGGACCGGCAGTGTCAAAATAGGATATTTGTTTAGTGTTTTGATTACATGTTTCTGTGTCATTTTATACAATGTTGAACCTCCGTTTATCAATGCAATGAAAAATAGAACGTGTGTTCTTTTATTGTAGCAGATAAACGATAAGATTTGGAGATGAATAAGAGTAAATTATTGCTGAAAAATATTTAAAAGAAGCCGGGGAGTGAGATCTCCCCGGGTAAAATATGGTTATTTTTAGCAGATGTTAAATAATAAATAATACAAACACATAAACAGACCAATTTACTGCACTTCGAATATCACTTGCCTGTTGCCATTATTGTATTCAGGGTTGAAGGGGCCAATAACAATAAATTTAGAATCTGATAGCGGTTGGCTTGATTCTATAATTACAGAAACGTTGTCGCCATTAGCCCCAACGCGAGTTGTTATATCCGTGTTTTCGTTTCCTTTAGAGTCGAACACTCTAAAAAATGCATCTTTTTCTGCAAATTTCTTGACAGAATCAACAGTTGAATAAACCTGAAAATCAATGCAGTTAGCAAAATTATTATCTCCTATGGTGAGGGTGTCGCGTCTAGTTATGCTCATAACACTAAATCCACCGCCGGTTGTTACCCCGTAAGTCTTTGTCCCCATTTCGCCGATGGTAGCTTTTAGATTTTCCGAAAGGTTATTAATCGTAATAATTTCAGCATTTTTAGAGGTGGCGGTATCTGGCGCCACTACTTCTTGTGCGGCCGGTTTCTTTTCCTCGGCGACAGTTTCAGTTGCAACTTTATCTTCGGCAACAACTTCCGTCTTTGCGACTGGTTCGTTATCGCTTGACGCGCTCCCACCGACGATTCCACCAAACCACGCAAGTGAGTAGAAACCCAGTATAACCGTCAAGACAACCCTCATGACCATGCCACCCTTTTGCCCGACCCACAACAGCGCGATCCCTGCTGGTGGAATGAAGATACAAGCGAGAACAACTACCCACGTTTTTTGCCACCAAGGAACTTTTACATTTTCATCCATCTTCTGTTACTCCTCCTAATTAGTTTAGTTAAAGTATATACTGATTGCTTAGTCCCTGTAAATCGATAGAACGTGCAAATTTTAGATGAAATCATCATGATTTATTAAAGTTCATCGAAAGTTTGACATATGTAAAAAAAAGACAATACTCACCATGCGAGCGTTGTCTTTTTAGGCTGCTAATTCACCAATATATTTTTCTTTTTCGGACCATAAAACCGGCTTGACGTCATATTCATTTAATGCTGATAAGTGATCCATGTTTATTTTTTTATCCGCATCTTGAATGAAAGTATAAATCTCCATGGCATCATGTCTAACTTCTTTGGTATCGTTCCAACTAAAAAGGATATTTCTGACAATATTGATATCAAGATTGTTTATAGTAGTAATAACACGTTCAGGGCGGCGCTTTGTCTGGCCAATTACAAAATCATAATGTGTTGTCAGTTTACTTTTCCCAACAAATGAAACATCTTGGGTAAACTGGATATCATTATCGAGAAGGAACGTTTTAACATCCTCTAAGAATAATGACTGGACTGTTGCCCTGGACAGATAATACATGTCACTAATTTTCATGATGCACTGGGCAAGCATATGTTTTTTATGAGGCAAGTTGTCCATGGTACAATGTACACGCAACTCATTATTATTAAACAGTTCTACTCCATGGGCATTGATAATTTTTGTCAAAATTGCTTTTCTTCGGGGGCTGCTAAAAACGTCCACATTAGACAGCTCAAGTTCATTGATTGTTGATCCGTCATCGGTGATTGTGAATTTATTTAGCCCTTCGTTGATTATATAAAATTCAATATGGTCATTGTTATGGTCTAAAAAGGGCAGAGTTATCCGCTGTATATTTTCTGTTATTTCAACCTGGTTTATCTTTTTAGTCAACCAGTCGATATATATTTGCTTGTAGTCATTTTGCGGTTGTGTTTTCATTTTACAATACACTCTGCATTTCTTTCGTTTCTTCTAATTGTATATTACAAAGCTTACAAAAATCAACAAAAACCGCATCAAATGTATTTATATTTTTAAAAAACACATCATGGAATGTTTCCAAGTCATATGCCCACCTAAGATCGTATCCTTCTCTATAAATATGAATGTGGTTTCTGGATGTTTCGCTATAGTCAGGGTTTGTATGGGGAGGGCAGTCAATCTCAATCCTCAATAGAGGTTGTTTCGTTGAATGTCTGTTTTGGAGTTTAGTTTTTTTAAGTTCTATTTTGCCCCGGCGATCGGTGTCGATAATGAATTTTTCAGTGAGACAGCAGCTGGTAGCATGAAGAATTTTCGCTTCGCCAACGGTTGGTAATTTTAATGTGACATCATCAAATTGTTTAGAGAGGTTTAGCAAATGTTCAAATAGTTCGTTTGTCATTAATTCCCTCCTATAAAAAAACAGACTTTAATAAGCCTGTTATTTTTCTTCATTTATTTTTTTAAGTGCCTTTTGCCCTTTGATGAAGTTCAAAAGATTTCTTTTTTCTTCTTCGGACCATTCGTCGTAATCCTGAAATTCTGTTCGAAGCGGTTCGTCGTCCAGCAGTGCTTCCAGTTCTTTTGCGTAATCATGTTCGTCGTAAAGATCTTGGTCCAGGTTGCGGACCGGGATGGGGTCGTCGGTGCGGCCTAGAAGGTAGTCAGTGGATACATTAAAATAGTCGGCCAACCATAGCGTTTTTTCTTGATCTGGCTGTTTTCCAGTAGACTCATAGCCAGCGATAGTCGCACGGCTTAAACCCATCAGGGTTGCAAGGTCTTGTTGGGTTAGCTGTTTTGAGTTTCTGAGTTGCTTTAATCTGTTTCCAAAATTTAACATATCGACCATCCTTTCAAGTGTATTATACACAAATATGTTTCTATAAGTAACTAATGTTTCAATAAAAAACAAAATATCAAAATAAGTATTGACAATGTTTCGAAAAGAAACTATAATAACACCATAATACAAAAACGAACGAATTAAGGGGGTGAAATATTGAGAGTGAAACTAAGAGAGATTAGAACTTCAAAAGGGCTTACACAACAAGAATTGGCTGACATGGTCGGGATTGATAGATCTTTCTATACCAACATTGAGCTTGGTGTAAAAACGCCGTCTTTGCAGGTTGCGATGAAAATAAAAAAAGCACTAGATTATTATGACGACGATATTTTTTTAAATAAAAATGTTGCGTAAAGAAACATAAGTTTCAGATTATGTTTACTAATGAAACAAAACCGAAAAGGAGAACCAAAAATGCAATACGAAAACAAAGACCAAAAATGCGAATGTTGGAAATGTGAACTGGCTGAAAAATGTGTTTACAAAGATAAATACCAACGGCTACCAGATGAATTGGGAAAATGTGCGAAGCTTCCAAGGAATAATGGGAAGTTGCAATATTAGAAAGGAATAACCATGAACGATTTACAAATATTCAAAAATGCAGAATTCGGAAACATCCGAACGGTTGAGAAGAATGGCCGGCCATATTTTGTGGCGGCGGACATTGCAAAAGCTTTGGGATACAAAGACACTACCAATGCGATTAAGCAACATTGCAGGTGGGTGGCAAAACACCACATACCCCATCCTCAAAGCGAAAGCAAGACTTTAATAGTCAACGTGATTCCGGAGGGAGATATGTATAGACTCATTACCAATAGCGAGCTCCCTTCGACAGAGCGATTCGAAAGCTGGGTATTCGATGAAGTCCTCCCAACCATCCGCAAACACGGGGCCTACATGACGCCCGAAAAAATTGAAGAAGTGCTTCTCAACCCGGATGTGATTATCAATCTGGCGACCAGACTTAAAGAAGAGCAGGCGCTGGTAATGAAATTAGAAGCAAAAATGTTTGAGGATCGGCCCAAAGTAATATTTGCAGAATCTGTCACGGCAAGCGAAGATTCGATCCTTGTCGGGGAAATGGCGAAGCTGTTGAAACAGAACGGTTTCAATACCGGCCAAAACAGATTTTACGCTTTGCTCCGTGAACAAGGGTTTTTAATCAAGAGGAAAGGTTCGGACTACAATCTACCAACTCAGAAAAGCATTGAGATGGGGCTGTTTGAGATTAAGGAGACTGCCATTACCCATTCTGATGGGAGAATAAAAGTTGAAAAAACTGCGAAAATAACAGGAAAAGGCCAATTGTATTTTATGAATCGATTTAAACCAAGCGTTGACATTGCAGCGGAGTAGAAAGGAGAACTACATGAAAGTTAAAATCGGCCAAGTGCTGGAGCTAAAAGAGGATGTTGAAACGACCAGTTCTTTAATTGACACGAAAACTGTTTATAAGGCCGGCACAGAAATACTTGTAACAGCGAGAGGGTTTGCGGTATATCCGGACGGGAGTATCCAAAAACTAGACCGCACTTATGATGTCGCAGGGTATGACATCGGCGCTATTTCTTCAAGAATAGCTAGTCGTTTAAGATGGCAATTTGATCTTGCGGATACTTTTGACGAAGACGAACTTGAAGTTTTTGAATGCGAAATTGCGGCAATCCTTGAGGAAATATTTGAATAAGGAGTGACCCATGCAAACCATCATTGAATTCGTCACAGAGCATACCGCGGTCACGGACAAAGAGCTGCTGATGCGGTTCAGCTGCCCACATACCTACGTCCATGACCATGGTTATGCTTGGGGGAGGCCGGCCTACTGCAACGGCAGCCGGCCAAGGAATGGAGAAAATCTTTTAAGAAGTGCTGGGGTCGGCCGATCGGGGAATCGGCCAAGAGTTAAGC